CAACAAGTTGAACGTAAGAAAGAAAGGATTAAGGAGTTATTGGTTAAGAAAAATAGCAATGATAATTTTTTATAAAAATTTGATTTTATAATTAAAATTGAATACTTTTATTTTCTGGTTTTATATTTATCTTAACCAAATAAAAAAAGGAATATGAAGAACATTTTTGAAAAGAGGGTAAATATTTTGCCTTATGAATATCCATCTTTATTAGCATATAAGGATGCTATAAGACATGCTTACTGGTTGCACAGTGAATTTAATTTCACAACTGATATTGATGACTATAAAACAAAAATATCAAATGAGGAGAGGGAAGTTATTAAAAGGTCAATGTTGGCTATTGCACAAATTGAGGTGAATGTCAAAACATTCTGGGCTGACTTATACAAGAGAATGCCAATAACTGAAATTGGTGATGTTGGTATGACGTTCTCCGAAAGCGAAGTTCGACACAAGGATGCTTATGCACAATTATTACGAATTCTTGGATTAGAAGATGAGTTTAAATCAGTTATTGAAATCCCTGCCATAAAGAATAGAATTAGTTATCTATCAAAATATTTGGATGGTACAAGGAGTAAGGAGAATAAAATGTACACAAAGTCTATATTGTTGTTCTCATTATTTATTGAACATGTGAGTTTATTTAGCCAGTTTTTAATTATGATGTCCTTTAACAAGGAGAAAAATCTATTCAAGGGTATTTCAAATGTGGTTGAGGCAACCTCAAAGGAGGAAGAAATTCATGGTAATTTTGGTTCAGAACTTATCAATATTATCAAGGAAGAAAACCCAGAATGGTTTGATGCTGAATTTGAGGAATTGATTGTTTCTGCTTGTCATAAAGCATATGCTGCTGAATGTGGAATACTAGATTGGATATTTGAAAATGGTGAATTAAGTTTCTTATCAAAAGATACAATTAAACATTTCATTCAGAATAGATTTAACAACTCATTAAGTAGAATTGGAATGAAGCCAGTATTTGAGGTTGATTTTACAGAGATTGAGAAGACGTTATGGTTTGATGTGGAGATTTTATCAACAAAGGAGGGGGATTTCTTCTATAAGAAATCGGTGGATTATAATAAAAAAAGCAAGAGCATAACAGAAGATGATTTATTTTAAAAAACAAATATAATGAATAAAGAAAAATATTATTGGTTAAATGATGAGAGTAGGCTTTTCTTATCAAGGGGGTATATAAATGAAACCCCCGAGCAAAGGATTAAAGATATTGCTAATAAAGCAGAGGGGTATTTAAAAATTGATGGGTTTGCTGTTAAATTTGAGGAATATATGGCAAGGGGTTTTTATAGCCTTTCTACACCAGTATGGATTAATTTTGGTAAAGAAAAGGGGTTGCCTATATCCTGTTATGGATCCAATATTGATGACACATTAGATAGCATTTTAAATGCTGGAAGAGAGATTGGTATGATGTCAAAATATGGTGGTGGAACTAGTGCTTATTTAGGTAATATTAGAGCAAGGGGAACTAAAATATCAACAGGTGGTACAGCAGATGGACCAGTTCATTATGCAAGGGTGTATGACACAGTAGTTGATGTATGCAAACAATCAGAGGCAAGAAGGGGTGCATGTGCAGTTTGGTTGCCAGTTGAACATGAGGATATTATGGAGTTTCTTGATATTGGATCAGAGGGCAATCCAATCCAGAATTTACAATATGGTGTTACTGTTACAGATAATTGGATTAATGATATGAAGGGGGGAGACCCAAGCAAGAGAAAGATATGGGCAAAAATTATTCAAAGACGTAATGAGTTTGGTTTTCCATATATTATGTTTAAGGATAACTCAAACAATAATTCCCCCTACAAAGAGTTGGGTATGGAGATAACTGCAAGTAACTTGTGTTCCGAAATTCAATTGCCGACAGATTCATTAAACTCATTTGTTTGTTGTTTAGGTTCATTGAATTTACTTCATTGGGATGAGATAGTTGAGACTGATGCAATTGAGGTTTACACAATGTTCTTAAATGCAGTTATGGATGAATTTATATTGAAGTCAGGTAAAATGGCTGGTATGAAAAGGGCTAATAGATTTGCATCACAGCATAGAGCAATTGGTTTGGGTGTTTTAGGATATCATTCATTATTTCAATCCAAGTTAATACCATTTGAATCTTTGATGGCAAAACAATTAAATCATCAAATATTTAAAATAATTAAAGAGAAATCAGAATTGGCTTCAAAATATTTATATGAAGAGAAGGGATATAAATGTTTAAGAGAGGGTTATGCCAACACAACATTAATTGCTATTGCCCCAACCAAGTCAAGTTCATTTATTTTAGGGCAAGTAAGTATGGGTATTGAGCCAATCAAATCAAATTATTTTATTAAAGATTTGGCTAAATCAAAAACAATTTATAAGAATCCATTTTTGGATATTGAATTGGATAAGTATGGTTTAAATACGCCAGAAACCTGGGAGAGTATTTTGAAGAAAGATGGATCAGTTCAGCATTTGGATTTTCCCACAAAAGAGGTGTTTAAATCATTTATTGAAATATCACCAAAAGAATTGATATTACAAGCAGCACAGAGGCAAAAATTTATTGACCAATCACAGTCATTAAATTTGATGATACATCCATCAGTTCCAGCAAAGGATATAAATCAATTATATCTATATGCTCATGAAGAGGGGGTTAAGACGCTTTACTATCAGTTTAGCCAAAGTTCAGCACAATCATTTGCAAGAAATATTAATGAGTGTGTGAGTTGTGAATCGTAGATTTGATACAATTTGTTAAATAAAAAACCCCCAGCCTATTAGTTTAGATTTGGGGGTTTTTAATATTAGTATTGATTTAAACTTATTTGCCACTCAATGTATCATAAAAATCTTCAAGTTTTGATAAATCAGATTTACTAAATGCAAAATTAGTATTCTCAAATTTATCTTTCATTGTTGAAAGTTTATCCATAATTTTGTTAATCATAGATATTGCTTTTTTACCAGTTGTTGCTTTACTTTCTTTATGGTAGTCCATAAAAAGGCCTTCACTTCCTTTATCTTCAACAATTCTTTTAACTAGTTTATTTAAACCAGCTTCTGTTAATCTTATTGTTCTCATAATTTTTTTTATATAAATATACAATAAATTAAAATAGTTTACAAATTTGTGAAAAAGATATATTTATATTTAAATGAGTTATAATGGCTGAAGGTTTTACATATGGTGTTGATTTCCCTTTTGATACATCTTTAAGGGGTGATGCATTAAAGATGACAGAATATATTGGTGATGAGATAAGAGCGTCATTATTACATTTGTTATTAACAAGAAAGGGTAGTAGATATTATTTACCAGATTTTGGAACAAGGCTATATGAATTTTTATTTGAACCTTTGGATATTGTTTCATTTGATGTTATTGAGGCAGATATTAGAGATTCTGTTGCCAAATACATACCAAATTTAACTATAATAAATATTGTTATTGAACCTTTGGATGTTAGTGAAGAGGTTAATACATCAAAATTAAATATTGATGATTTTGGTTTAAAACCATCTGACAAGATATATAGATCACCGGGTAATGGTACTTATCAAAATACAGCAAAAATAAAAATTGAATTCACATCAAACACAAATGCGTTTGCTGGGAGTGATTTTGTGGTTATAAATATATAATATGGCAGATAGACAAATTTCATATGGCGTTAGAGATTTTCAAGGAATAAGAGCAGAATTATTAAATTATGTTAAAACTTATTATCCTGATTTAATAAATGATTTTAATGATGCATCAATATTTTCAGTATTTCTTGATTTAAATGCTGCGGTTGCTGATAATTTACATTATCATATTGATAGAAGTTTACAAGAAACTGTTTTACAATATGCACAACAGAAATCATCAATATATAATATAGCAAGAACATATGGATTAAAATTGCCTGGGCAAAGGCCATCTTTAACTTTGTGTGATTTTTCCATAACTGTTCCGGTATCAAGTGATAAGCCAGATGGAAAGTTTGCTGGTCTTCTTCAAAGAGGGGCGCAAGTTTTGGGTAATGGAGTTATATTTGAAACAATTAATGATATTGATTTTTCATCTGACTATGATGCACAAGGTAATAAGAATAGAACGGTTATACCAAATTCATTAAATAGTAATATAATTAACTATACGTTAACAAAAAGAGAACCTGTAATTAATGGTGTGACAAAAGTATTTAAAAGGGTTATTACCTCATCTGATGTTAGACCATTTTTTGAATTGTTTTTACCAGAGAAGAATGTTTTGGGTATTACTAGTGTGATAACAAGAGATGGGCAAATTGGAACAGTCCCCCCAAATTCAGAATTTATTGGTGATACTAATAAATGGTATGAAGTAGATTCATTGGCAGAAGATAGGGTATTTATTGTTGATACAACAAAAAACACGGGATCCTCCCCTATTAAAGTTGGTAAATATATTCAAACAGAAAATAGATTTGTATCAGAATTTACTCCAGAAGGATATAAAAAAATTACATTTGGTAATGGGGTTAATACAGCATTGGAACAATTGAATCAATTTACAACAACAGGGCAATTTCCAACATTGCAGAATTATTTAAATAATTTTTCATTAGGAAGAACATTAAAGCCAAATACAACTTTATTTATTCAATATAGAGTTGGGGGTGGGTTAAATACAAATTTGGGGCCAAACACCATTAATCAAGTTGGTGTTAATACATTTTCTATTACTAATGGTAGTCCATCACAACAATCAGCAGTCATTAATTCATTGAGGGTTAACAATGCTTTCCCTGCAATTGGGGGTGCTGGTTTGCCAAGTGTTGAAGAGGTTAGAAATTTTGTTTCATTTAATTTTGCGGCACAAAAACGTGCGGTAACAATAAGAGACTATGAATCAATCATAAGAAATATGCCCCCACAATTTGGTGCACCAGCAAAGGTTTCAGTTCAAGAAGTTGATAATAAAATCCAAATTCTTGTTTTGTCATATGATAATAATGGGAAATTGATTAGTGATAATTCAAGATTTTTAACAGATAACATTGCCAATTATGTTTCAAATTATAGGATGATTAATGACTATGTTGTTGTTTCATCAGCAAAGATACTTGATGTTAGTATTGATGCCAATATCATAGTTGTTCAAGGGTTTGACACCAAAAGCATTGTTGAATCTGTCATATCTACCATTAACACCTATTTCTCACCACAGAATATGCAATTGGGTAAAGATATTAATTTATCTGAATTAAAAGGTAATATTCAAAAATTGACAGGGGTTGTGACAATTTCAAATCTTACAATTAAAAATGAGATTGGGGGTGATTATTCTGGGGATTTTGCAACAACAAGATTGGTTCCTGGGGCATCAAGAGTGATGGTTCCAACTGATGAGATAATTTTTGCTCAACCATCAGAAATATATCACATTAGATATCCAGAGAGAGATATAAGGATTAGTGTTAAAACAAACTCAGGAGTTACAATAGGATAATTCATTTATTTTACGTGTTTAGTCTTTATATTATATACAATAAAATATTTACTTAAAAAAAGGCTTGATGCAAAATACATATAGAATAAAAACCAATATTGGACAAGATAATTTTGTTAATTTTCAGTTAGACCAAAATATTGAATTTCTTGAAATTTTATCATTTAAAGTTAGACAATCTGATATCTATACATTGGATTGTGCCAATTATGGGGTTGTTGCAGGTAGGATTACAGCAAATAATGGTTTTGGATTGGCAAATGCTAGGGTATCAGTATTTATTCCACTATCAACAGAGGATGAAGATAATGCATTAATCAACTCAATTTACCCATATAAATCTATTGGTGATAAAAATGAGGAGGGATATAGATATAATTTATTACCATATGAACCATCTTATGAAGGTCATGTTGCCACAGGTAATTTTCCATCATTGAATGATGTTTTGGCAAAAAACCAATATATTGAAGTTTATGAGAAATATTATAAATTCACTGTAAAGACAAATGATAGTGGTGATTATATGATATTTGGAGTTCCAATTGGGGGACATACAGTTTTTATGGATTTGGATTTATCTGACATTGGGGCATTTTCATTAACTCCCCAAGATTTGATAAGGATGGGCAGAGCAGCAGAGGGTCAATTTAAGGGAAATTCATTTCAAGCATCAACAGATTTGGAATCATTGCCACAAATTGTTTCATTATCTAAAGGGATAGAAGTTTCACCATTCTGGGGGGATCCAGAAACTTGTGATTCAACAATTAATAGAGTTGATTTTGATTTAAGAACAGATGCTAGTATTGATATTCAACCAACATCAATCTTTATTGGGTCAATATTTGGAACAAATAACATAGATAGCGTTAAACTTAATTGTGGGGTTAAAGAATCTTTGGGGAATTTATGTTTGCTTGAAACTGGTCCAGGACTAATTCAATCAATTAGACAAACAAAAAGTATTGATTCAGATGGTTTGCCCATTCTTGAATTTTATGAATTGGATAATGGGGGTAGAGTTATTGATGGGGATGGTACTTGGGTTGTTGAAATGCCAATGAATTTGGATTATATCATAACTGATGAGAATGGAAATTTGCAAATAACAGAAGATGAAACAATAGGTATTCCAACAAGGGGAAAATATAGATTTAACATAAAATGGGAAGATTCTATTAGTTTAACAAACACAACAAGAAAAGCCAATTTTTTGGTGCCAAATATTAAAGAATATGGGTGGACAGAAGGGGGTGGTAATCCATCAAGTTCTGGGAGTAATGATGAAGCCAAAAAGGCACAAAGTGGTTCATATTATTTTGGACTTGATTGGAAAAAATATACAAACAAGATTGCTGCAATTAATTGTGAAGATACATTTTATGAATTTGAATATAATAAAGTATATACTGTTTCTGGATTGGTTGATCAATATCAGGGTGGGACAAATAAAGGCAAATTTATTGGAATTAAAGAAATTGGGGATAGAAGTTGTGAGCAAGTAATAAATAAATACCCAGTTAATGATGGTGTGAAAAACTTTGATTTGTTTTATTACTTATTTTCAATAATATTGCAAATTATTCAGTTTATTAATATTCCATTAATATTTGGATATCATTTGATTTCTTTTTTGTGGAATTTTATGGCTGTAATATTATTACCAGCAATAATTGTACTTTTGGGTTTTTTCATTAAAAATTATATATCTAATGTAATTAAAAATTATGCAATATCTGTTGCTTTATTTTCAGCAGGGATTATACCAACATTACCAACATTTGCATCATTTTTATTATTCCAAATTAGTAAAGATTTATTACTATTAGGCCCAATTTTATTTTTACTTGTTTATTTGACAATTAATTTTAAAAAAATAGTTAAGAAAAAATTAAAATTAATTCATTTGCCAAATATAACTTACCCAAATTGTGAGTTTTGCATTTGTGATATGGAAGAAGTTGATGTTGATTTAGGTAGTGGAATACAAAACAATGGAGTATTATCTCAGGTATCCAATTATACATTATATTATGATAAGTTATCACAAAATTTTGATTGGAAATTAATGGGTAATATTATTGAGAATAATACTAGTGATAATATAAATTATAAAGATAGTTTTAATTATGAAGATGATAAGCCATTATTATTATTTACTATTGCTCAATCAATTGGGGGTAGGACAGACAACTCATCTGGAATAAATCCTAAAAAAATTGGTGAGACAGATATTAAAATGCCTAGGTCAGATGAATTTCAATTAATACAAATTGATAAAAAAATTAGTATATATAGTGAAACATTGCCTATTGGTGAAAGAATTAATTATTTTAATTTAAGGGAGAATTATTTTTATGAAAAAAATAAGGTTAAAGTTACTTTTGCTAATGATATTATTGAAAATAGAAATAAATTTCATTATGACAATGTAATTGTTTTATTATCTGAAGCCTATTTTGATTCTGGGGATATATTAAGTTTTGTTAATAATTCATTATCAAAAGATCCTAATTTTTTGGTCACCGGAACAACAATTGAAGGTGAGATTATATATGGAGTTAATGGAACAACTAAAATAACAAATACAAATAACATTATAAATGTTAAATATGCAAATACTCAAGATACAGAAGGTAGTCAAACATATAAATTACCATTTATAACAGGAGCAACAAGCACATCGTATTATGCTTCGGATATTGAGTATTTCCAAGTTATTACTGGTATAACATATTCAGATTATATAAAATTATCAGATACAAATACTAAAGGTTATTTACCTAGTGTTTTAACTTCACCTGCTGTACTTAGAGTTAAAATTGGTGGTCAAGGTACACCCGGGGATGAGTTGGTGGTAGATAACCCAATCCAATATTTCAATGGTATTGAAAATCAATATGTTTTAATATTACAAAGAGGAGTTGATCCATATTCTCCAGAATATGATAATAAGTATGATTTGAGTAAAATATTTGGATATGAATTTGGCAATATAATTATAAATAGTGCTACCAAATTAAATATACCAATTCAAAAGTTGAATGAATATGCTGGCAATATTAGGCTTTTAGGTAAAGGAGGTAACTCATCAGACTTTATAACAACACAAACATTAACAAATCAAGAAGATATTTTCTTTGAATCTTACAGTTTTCAACCAGGAATTGAATTTAGACCATATGAATCAGATTCTGTTTCATATTATTCTGGTATATTTGGTCGTAATTCACCAATAACTAAACCTTTTATTATTAAATTAGGCCTTATTCCTACATTAATTAAGTATATAAAAAATTGGGTAAGTGCTGAACCTATTGATTCTGATAATAATTTTTTTATTGTCAATAGTGAACGTGCGGGGAGGGAAAAGGATTATCCAAAGAAGACCCCTATCCAATGGATTGATTCAAAATATAGCAATTCAAAATTGGATTTTAATGGTGGTACATATATGGTTGGTAAAGGTGATGTTGTGGCAAATAATAAATATGATATTAATCCATTTGAATTTGATAATTTCATGTTATACTATTCATATAGTTCGCATTTAGAATTAAAGAATAGAAAGTTATCTCATTCTAATAGTAACAAAATTATTTTAAGAACAGATAGGCTACCAACATCAGATGGTTTAGATGGTAAAAATTGGTATAGTAATGGGGTTGGTATATTACAACAAAATAACTCTTTTACAATATATAAATATCCTAAAAAATCAACAGGAGAAAATTCACCCTTATATATTAATGCTGGTTTTGATGCTGATATTTTGGCAAATGATTTAGAGGGGCTACCAGGGTATGCAAGTGTAAATACATCATTTAATTCTTGTAAAGATTTAGTTCCCCTATCTTGTTATGAAAATAAAAATGATTCAGAAACATTATCTATAACTGAAAAATGTAAGTCAACTAAAAGACAATCTATATATATTAAGGATGGTTGTTACCAATTAGTTAGACGACCTATACTTGATTTATTGCCAGACATTGATGCATTCCGTGAATGGGCTTTTAGGTTTAAATTAAATTATGGTTTATGTAGAGGTATTGTATCAGAAACATTTGTTAATAACTGGGTTAATGGATCTTTGTTTATGCCATCATTTAAATCAAACACTATTGGTGCATATAGAAATAATCCACAATATTGCAAGGATATTGTTTATTATGATAATACAACTTCAAACTTTTATTATAGAAGTTCCCCTTATTATAGTGGAACAACTATGGGGCAATTTGTTGGCAACCAGAATAATTATATTGCAAACAAGTTAAATTATTATAATTTAATGTATCCAACAACCATAATTAATTTGGGTATTAAAAATAAGTTATTAATTGGGTCAAGGGGATTTGATACTTATGGATATATGGTAAATCAAATAAATTATACAAGTTATTCAGATAATTCTGATTTAATTAACATGTTTGTTATGAGTAGGGTTTTGGATTCTAGTATATTGAAAAATCTTAATAAGAATACTAATATAACAATAAATTCATTTTTTAGTAGAAATGGTAAAAAGGTAGATGGTGATTTGGCACAATTAATGTCTATTAATTCAGAATTTGGCGTTGTGAAGTTTTCATCAGAATTTTATTCTTTCACCAATAATAATTCACCATCTTTAATTTTTAGAGAAAAGGGTAGAAATTATATGGGGGTATTTTATTCATCATTGCAAGATGATTTAACCTATAAAGATTATATATCACCTGGTAGGATTGGTTTTAGAGATAGTATTACAAATTCATTAATCCCAAGATATTTTGATATTAGATCACAAGAGGTTCCATTTTATTCTTGGGAATTGGCAGAAAATTCTAATAGCATTTTTGGAACAGACAAGAATAATTGGGGAACACAAAAAGTTGATATTGTTGCAAAAAAGTATCAATCTCTTGAAAGAATTAAACCCAGAAATAATGATACAGCAAAGTTTAGTGAATATGATAGCACAGATTATTTTGTTTCAGACAATTCAGATATAGCATATAATTCACATAGGGGTTATATATATTCTGATATAAATGGTAAATATAATAAAACTAAACAAGAAAATACAAAATTTGTTGTTGGTGCACCATTTCATTTTTATTTTGGAATAAAGAAAGGATTTTCATCTTTGGATAAATTTAAAACAAAATATTTGAATGAATAACTATATTATAGTACCAAGCATTTATAGAAATAAGATTGGGGATGAAATTGATTCACAAATATCAGTTGACCTTGTTAATTCATCCAAAGAATTAATTGAATTTGATAGAAGTGTTAACATAGATTTAAAGGAATTGTATGAGAAGGAGAAGAGTGCATCATTTAAGATACGACCAGTTTATAACATAAGTTATTTATATAATAATATATATTCTGGAACAACAACAACCAAATATGAAGATGAATTAATTTATCCATTAAAATCTTCATTAATCATTCAATCTAAAAATGTTAGAAAGGGGTTATTACAATCTTATGAGTTTGATTTTTTTAGACCAAAAACAACAACTGCTTTTGGTTTTGAAAGCATTAGTGCATTTACATATAATTGGAATTATTATTTAACTTATCCATCTTCTGAAGATAATAAAAAGATATTAAATATTGGTTTTAAGGGAAAAGATTTTGAATGGGTTGCTGGTGATGGCATTCCATTTGTTTCTGAAAATATAACAATTAATGGTTTTAATGTGACAAAAATTATTTGTGGATTAAATCATAATTTGAATTTAGGGGAGAGTGTGATGATTAAAATTGGTAATAATGAATCTTTGCATAATATATTATCATTTGGTGATGGTTCTTTTAATTCTGAAAAGACTATAATTAACATCATTAACATTAATGATAAAATAAAAGGAAATGTATATGGAACATTAAGGCGTGTTACAAATAGTGCCAATAGCGGTGAAACCATTTCAAAATATTATATTAGAAAACACAAAGTTATAAAAGGGGGTGATAGAGTTGTTGCCACAAAAGCAGGATTTCAATCTGGTATTTATGATGGGATAGAAACATTAAGTTATGATGATAATAATAATAAATTCCCAACAAAAAGAATAGGTTCAAATAAATCATATAATTTTACCATACAGGATGAAATTGATATTGAAGGAATTGTTGATAATAGAAACAGACCTTTAACTGAATTATATTTAACAATTTTATTTAAAGGGTATTCTGGGTTTTTTGCATCAAAAAATAAACCAATGAAACAAGGCTGGGATTTTAATAGAAGTGAGTCAGTTAGTGATTGGTGGGATGATAGCAACACATTATCCAATAGCAATATTATGGCAATATCATATTCAGATGACGCAAAATCAAATTTTTATTATTACAATCCCCCCAATGAATTTGATGGTGATTTTTGTGAATATAATGAATATAATCAAGAGGAGATTGTTATTTCAGATTTTTATTATAAAATAAAACATAATGAAAGTGTTTTTAGGGTTGCTGGTTATGATAATAATAAGTCAGGATATTATTATAAGCCACATAATAGAATGACATTAAAGGTATTTTCAAATTATGTTGAATCAGTTGGTTTAACATCAAAAGATAACATCCCAAGCTATGCATTCTATTCAAAATTTGATGCCCAATTTAGGTGGAGAGATATTTATAGTGTTGGTTTTTTTGATGAGAATTCAAATGGGGTTAATTACCCATATGTTAATGATACATTTTATCCATTTTCAGATGTAATATTCAAATTAATACCAGATACTTCTGGGTATGATTTTAATTCATTATTAAATGATGGGAGCGGTGTTGTTGTAAAACCTATTATTGATGAGTGTGAATAAATATAAATTAAGATTACCAAATGTTAATGATTTAACCATAAGCATTCCTGTTAGTATTAATGTGGAAAATTTAGGTCAAGATGATGTTATTGAACAATATGAAGATACAATAATTAGCAATGCAATAAATGATAAGATAGATTACGAGATAGTTAGATTTCAACATAAGGGATATTTTCCTCCAATTCCAGTGTCAGCATCACCAACACCAACATATACACCAACACCAACCCCAACTATGACCTCTACTGTAACACCAACCAATACGACAACACCAACATATACACCAACACCATCAGTTACACCAACTATACAACCATCAGCATCTGCTACACCAACATTTACACCAACCCCATCAATAACACCAACTATAACACCAACAACTTCAATAACACCATCAATAACACCAACCATAACACCAACAACTTCAATAACACCAACAAATACAACAACTCCAACAATGACGCCAACACCATCAGCAACGGAATTAAGATATTATTCATCAAATAATCTAATAGTATTCAATCAAAATTGTAATTCAAATTAATATGAGTGAATTTAACGTATATGCGCCAACACCTGGTAGTGGATGTTCAAGTTGGTTTAATCATGCAACTAGTGGTGATGCTTGTAATTCAATATTTTGCACAACAATACCAACAACTTGTGTGGGGGATTGTGATAAGTTATATGTGACAAACCAAAGAACTCCACAGAGAATAGAGATTAATGATATTATTTACATTGGGACAGATACTGGTTATGAGATATTACCTGAAGGTTGGTATGTTAGCAGTACAAAGGGTACGGTATTCAATATTAATTCAAGTGGTGTTTTGATAAGTGTCAATACTTGTTCTGGTACAACTTATGTTACAGATTTGGATGGGAATTATTATGGTACAGCTACCATTGGAACACAAACTTGGTTTACAGAAAATTTAAGAACAACAAGGTATAATAATGGTGCTGATATTCCAAATGTAACTAATAGTACAACTTGGAGTAATTTAACAATTGGTGCTTATTGTGCATATAATAATAATAATATTGATAATTGTTTTGGGTATTTGTATAATTTTTATGCAACAACTAATCTATGTCCAACCGAGTATAGAGTTCCCACATTGGCTGACTATGCAACTTTATCCACATATCTGGGGGGTAATAGTATTTCAGGTGGGAAGATGAAAACAGAAGGAGTTGTATGGTGGGATAGCCCAAATGATGGGGCAACAAATACTAGTGGATTTAGTGGTTATCCAGCAGGTAGAAGAGTGTATAATGGTAATTTTAATTTCTTTGGGGAAACGGGTACTTTTTGGACTAATACAACAACTGGATGTATTGTTAATTTTGCCAAAATAATTCAATTAAAATATAATAATAATAATTTGGATTTCCAATGTGATGATAAAAACAATGGGTATTCGGTTAGATGTATAAAAAATTAATATAATGGCAACAGATTATAGTTTAAATATAAAATTTAATTTTTTACAAGGAATTGATATTACCAATAATATAAATTGGAAGACAACGTATTTGACCCCAAATAATGGATATATTGAAAATGATGTAAGATTTAATACAAATAGTTTTAATAATTCATTTTTCAAATTAGATTATTATGACACCCCTTTTAGTAAATCGCAAAAATTATATTTTACAACTATATTACAAGCCAGCAATGGAATTCAATCAAATAATTTAATAATTCCAGAGTATTATTTGGATCACGACATTAATACAGAGGGTTTTTATATTTATTGGTTAAGGGATAAGACAATATTTAATCTTGATACTTTTTATGTTAGTGCAACATTTTTCAATGGTAAAACTGGAATGGTTAAAAGAATGTCAAATATTTGCCAAGGGGATTCAAATTTGAGTGATAGATATAATTTAAATGAAGTTTTTGATTTTCATTATAAATTAAAATTGGATTATGATAATAAGACATATGAATATTTTGATATTAAAAAAGATAATAGGATTGGTATTTCTGGATCACCAATTTTATGGTATGAATATATAAGCAGAAAATGATATATAAAATTAAAATATCCCCTGAGTCGGTATCATCATTAATTAAATACTTTGATTATAGTGGTAAGACAATTGGCGTTTATACTGGTATGACAAATATTTTATCAGGTGGGACAAATGGGGCATCAACATTAACAGGATTAACAATTCCTATTTTGTTAACGCAAGATATTGTTGATATGGGGTATTATTCAGAATTTGATGGTGCAATAACACAAAAAGATGTTGCAACAAACTTTGTATTTTCTGGGGAAAATGATAGTAGAATTTGTGTTTCAAATACCTCAATAGTTAAGACATCAACATTGGATTCTACTTATTTGATAGATTGGGGTGATGGGCAAATTGAACAAATGATATCTCCTAAATTGTGCCATACTTATACCAAATCAGATGGGGAATTTACTTTAACATTAACACAAAGAAATAATTTTGGTTCAAACATTGTCAGTAAGACAATAAAAAAACCATTTAAATTAGCTACCATATCAAATCCATTTGGCACAACATCATATATACCAAATGCTGGTCCTTGGAAGAATACTAATATAAATTATGATTATATCTTCACAGGGGATACTGGATTAAAAAAATATTCATACAATGATGTTAGTTCAGTTGATGTGTCTGGTTATACAAAATCAAGATTAAATGATTTGGCTATTTATGGTAAAGATGAATTTAAAGTTGGTAAGTTGGTAAATAAAAATGGTTTTGAGGGAAAATTAACAGAAATTAAAGAAACCATTTTCACAGCATATACCATTAGCAATATTGATTATATTGATTATCAAAATGGAATAACAATATTTAAAACAAATATTAAAAAAGAGCCAATATACCCAAGTCCAATTGTTAAAAATGATTTATTAATGAAGAGCGTTTCTGATGTTCAAATTTTTTCAAATGTTTTTATTGAGAGGGGGAAAAATTCTGGATATGAAAGAGTTCAAAGACTTGGTGAGGTGAGAACTTTGTTAGATATGGAAAAATATGGATATGGATATTTTAATTTAACAAATAAATAAAGAATAAACTATTTATATTAATATAAAAAAAAATTATGGCAATTGGTACATATGGCACGGTTAGACCTAGTGATGTAAATCCTGAAGATGTTGAGATTATAATGGTTTACTCCCCAACCAGGGATCAGAGTGAAACAATTGTGCAAAAAAAATTATCAGCAACTGATATTTTGACCCCTTATTTTGAGGATGCAAATAATGTTGAATTATTGGGGGGTTTATATAAGTTAACATTACCAGCAACAGAATTTAATGCATTGGGTTATTATACTGTTTATTTAAGACCAGCACAAATTAGAACAAAAATTACTGATTGTGGGGTGTTAAGTGCTCTTCCTAATGTTAAGGGGATTGTTATCAATTTGGATAATGTTCCAGCAGACTTTAGAAATAAATTTGCATCACCCCAAGAGTTGGTTGGGTATCGTGTTGAATATTTAAATAATAAACAAAAAGTTCCAAATTTCTTTAGAATAGTTACATCATCTTTTTTTTGTGAACCCATAGTGACAAATGAAGTAAATACTAGTGTAAAATCAATTAGATATAGATATGTTGATAATGACACTAATTTGGTGTTTTTAACATTATCACCAAGTAGTTCACCTTCAAACAAAACCAATGCAGTTCCATTTATTGGGCAGCCAAATCAAGAAATTATTATAACAAATAGTTATTTCAACCCCACAACGCTTGAAATTGAAATGGTTGAACATGATATATCCACATTGGCAATTGGTTTATTTGGCAACCAAACTAAATCAGTTGAAGATGGTATCTATACTTTATATGATACAGCAAATAATATTTACAAACAATATAATTTATTTGAAGTTAGAAACCAATTTACTAATTTATTATATGAAGTTAGACAAGATAGGGGGGATGATGTTGACATAAGTAAAAATTTAGATAATATACTAGAATAATGCCAAAAATAATTATAACAGATTCACCTGGTAGTGGGGTTGGAGTTTTTGATAATATTGTTGGACTTCAAGTTACTGAAGGAGGGGGGTTAACGCTTGGAACTTTTGAGTTTAGGTCATCCATAACAGATGATGCCCCTATTACTTTATATGTTAATTCATTTAGTAATCCAATAACTCTTGAATCTTTAAGTATTGATAATAATAGTAGTTTTAGGGAATTAGTTTCAAAGGAATTAAATGTTTACCCCAACTATGATTTGACCCAAGTTATGGGGTTTACCTTATATGGATCATTGGCAAAAAGATTTTCAGTATCTATAACAAAAATAATAAATTATTATCCAGCATCAATTGATATAAATTTATATGATATTAATTTTAGTACAGGATATACAGCAACAAATATTTTATATGACCAAGTTTTAAATGAAACTGAATTTGATATAAATATTGAAAAAATATATAACCCATTTGGAATTGATTTTTCTAAAAATGCTGAAACTAATATAAAATCTAGGGAAATTGCTATTTCAGAATATAGAAATTTATCAAAATTTTATTTGGATTATGATTTGCAATTAAATGGGGTAAATTATCCCTTGTTAAATTTGGATAAATCAAATAATCTTAATACTGGGGTGTTAAAGATTATTGTTGAAGGTAATCCATTTTCTGGGGGTTCTCAATCAGTTGATTCTTATATCATCAAGCCAAATGATTATTTGTATAATTTGGTATTAAAAACTGATTTTGATGAGATTGAGCAATATATGCTAAATACCATATCCATACCAAAATATACTATGACTTTACAAGTCCCAGAAGAAAATATCAATGGGGAATTTTTGGTATATAATAGGGATATTACATTTCCATTAGATGGTATTTGGAATATTGACATTTCAAGTTCAAGTTTCACCAATTATATAAATGAATTACAAGAAATTGCAGAATACTTTGATAGTGTTAGGACAAATTTAATTTCAAGATTTTTGGTTTCAGACTCTTTGAAAGAATTTGATACATTTGACAGAAGGGTTGAAAGTGTTTTACAGATATATGGTAGAAGTTTTGATGAAGTTAAGAAGTTTATTGATTCTCTTGCTTTTATGAATTCTGTTAATTATACCCCAAAAAATGATATACCATCACAATTATTATCAAATTTGGCAAATACATTAGGTTGGGCAGAGAATTTCCAATTTATAACGGATCAGACTTTAGTTGAATCTTTATTTGGAAATAATAGTGATTTTAAATTTCCAGCATATAATCGTTCACAAACTCCATTAGAATTAAACTATTCTTTTTATAGAAATTTGGTTATAAATTCATTTTACCTTTTCAAATCCAAGGGGACAAGAAAATCCATTGAGTTTATTCTTAAATTATTTGGCATACCAGATGCATTAATAGAATTTAATGAACATATTTATTTGGCTGACCAAAAAATAAATTTAGATAAATTTAATTCTGAATTAGTTAAAATTAATACTGGGTCATATATTGATAATGATCCAATTGTATTAAGTACAACATATCCACTTTCAGGTAGAACATATAGTGCATTTACAGCAAATACCAGAATTGTAAATACCACTAAAGTTAATTACCCCCTTGATGTGACAACAGGTTATCCACAGATAAAAGAAACAGATGATTTTTTCTTTCAGATGGGGGCAGGTTGGTATCAATTAACTCCTGAACATAGAAGTTTACAAGTTAATACCAGAAGGCAAGTTGGGACTGAAATAACTTATGGGGTTGAATTTGAGAAATTAACGTATGGTGAAAAATATTTGGATAGGTTAAGGAAATTTCCATACATTGATGAGGGGTTTAGTTTGGAGAAAGTTATTGATAATAAAAAATCTTGGAATAGTTCTAATTTATTATTAAGAAATTCATCTGATGGGGATTATAATGCTTATTATACTTTACCAGATGAGAGATTATTGTTAAATGTAAAAAATGTTAGTTTATTTTTAAATCCAGCACAAGGATTGCTTTATGATATATGGGTTCAATCAAGAGAAAAGGATTACCCAATTCCGCAATCTGGATTAACATATCCTTATCCTACAACTGGGGGAACAGATTCAACCATAATTAATCCACAACCAAAATCAAAATCATTTTTTGAATTTGCTCAAACTTTTGCAAATGATATGATTAATGTTAGGAATAGGTTATACATCACAGATGGTAAAACCGGGGGATATCCAGTATTACAATCCATATTTTGGAAATATATTGAAGCAAAGATAACTAATAATATTGATACCAATCAATATACTTATGATAAATTAATTGAATATGTGAATGGGATTAACCCAAATTGGATTAATCTTGTTGAACAAATGATTCCAGCAACAACATTATGGATGGGGGGTGTTAAATATGAGAATTCACCATTTCATAGACAAAAATATGCATATAAAAGATTTAGTATAACTGGAGGAACATCACCACAAGTGATAACAACAGGCAATGGTGTTGTGGTATTTGGTTTAACATCAATTGCAGATGGAGACGAGTATATCACTTCACCAATATTTAAAGATATATGCGATAAAAATAATATTAATCTTCTAGTTTATCCATCAAAATCATTTAATGATATTTTGGGTGATAGTATTTCAGAGGCAAAACTTGATTTTAGTGATACATGTTCTAGTGATAATGTATTGACAACTTGGTATGTTGAAATAATATTAAATAATACAATAGTATCCAAAGTTGAGTTTTATAATGGTTTGGGTAGTGATGATGTTCCTACTAGTTCTGCTTGGAATTCAGCAGTTTTAACAGGATTAGAAGGGGTGACCAAATATGATATAAATTATTCTTTACCAAACAATAACAATGTTACTTTTGTTGATTTTGCTTGCAACAATGAAAATACATATGATAGTACATTGGTGATAAACGTTGGTATTGATATAACTTTAATTTGCGAATAATGGCAGCATTTGATTATTTTTTGAGTTTAACAGGCGACTGCACTAATACAAATTCTGGTGCAATACTTCTTGAATTAAGTGGAGGAACGCCACCTTATAGTATTGAATTTATTAATCCATATATTGATAGTACCCCTTATATAACAATAACTGAACCAGTATTAATTACAAGTTTATCAGCAACAACTTATGGGGTTAGAGTGAATGATTCAACTGCTCCAGATAATTTAGAATTTTATTTAAATATTCCAATATCTAGTGGAGTTTGTACCTCAATATTGTCAACAATCAATTCAACATGTGGGGATTCAAATGGTTCAGTAACTGGAACAACAACATCTCTATTTTCAACAACAGATTGTTATTTATATACTAGTGGAAATACCTTAATATCAAACAATATTTTTAATTCGGAGGAAATTATTTTTGAAAATTTAAGTGCAGACACTTATTATATTTATGTTGAAGATATTGGGGGTTGTACAGCAAAAACAGAAAATTTTATAATAAAAAATTCCACATCATTTGATTATGGTTATTTTATTGTTAAAAATTCACCTTGCTTTACTGGATCAACAGGTGCAATATACATAACAGGTCAAACAAATCCTGGGCCTTATAGTTATTTTTGGAACAATGGAGCAACTGGGAATACAATCACAAATTTACCCACAGATTCTTATTCTGTTAGTGTTACAGATGGTCAAGGCTGTGTTAACACCAAAATAATTATAGTTGAAGAGGCAGAATCTATGGGATTATTACAGATAATTCCCACACAACCATCATGCTTTACTGCAACAGGTTCTTTAGACGTTACCATTAGTGGAGGTACTGCGCCATATTATTTTTCAGCAAGTACAGGATTTTATGATATAACATATAGTAATAACATTGTGATTACTGGATTAACATCTGGTACTTATGACATAAGGGTTATAGATGGTGCATTATGTTCACTTGATATTACAACAAGTTTAGTTAGTGAAAATTCTGTTTCAAGCGTTGAATTTATTGGAACAAATTCATTATGTGGCTCATCTAATGGGATTATATCAATTAATATATTGGGGGGAACTGGACCATATACTTATGGGTTAATTCAACCAAGTGGGGATACAATAACAAATACCACAACTTCAACAAATTATTTATTTACCAATTTAGGAACTGGTACATATACAGTTTATATGCAAGATTCTTCAGGTTGTTACTATGATGAAGAAGTGACAATTATTGCTGAAGATAAATTTGAATTAAATTATTCATTAACTGGGACAACTTGTAATTCAAACAATGGTACTCTTTTTGCATATATTACAACAGGGGGCACACCCCCATACGATTTTTATTTGGATGATGTAAATAGCATTTTAGATACAAATTTAACAGGATATACTTTTACAAATTTAAGAGATGGGAATAAGACTTTAAGAGTTATTGATTCAACTGGTTGTGAGCAGATAAAAGTATTAACAATACCCACAAGTAATTATTTGGATTTTTCATTATATCCAACATCATGTGTGAATGGTAATGATGGTACAATAACAGCTTTGATAACTGATGGGTTGCCACCTTTTACATACACTTGGTCAAGTAATGTATCTGGTAATCCACAATCAATATCAGCAACTGGGTTAACTAGTGGTGATTATTCATTAACAATTGTGGATAATAATGGTTGTTCATTAACCAGAGATGTAAGTATAAGTTGTTTTAGTACAGTAAAGTCGTATCAAACATACATTGTTGATTCAAAAGTATTTGGGATAAATTCAATAAATAAATTTGGATTATTAGATTTCTTGAATGAGGGCTTTAGTGATTTGGTGAATATGGAGTTTAGTGGATCAACCACTATAATCGATCCAAAATGTAATTTAAACTCAGCAATCTTCACAACAGAATATACGTTAGAACCAAGTGGTATCACAAGTGGAAATACATTCTACACAGGATATACAAGAACAGATGTTCCAACAGATTCGGTTTATGCAGAATCCATAGTTGATTTGTTGGCTGGTAATACCCTAAAAGGATTACTTGGAATCCCAGGAATACAGAGTGTGTCTTATGACTTAATAACAAATACAATAAACATCATAGCAGAACCAGGAGATAGTATAACCTCACAAGTATTAACCATAAAATTGAAAATAGATTATGATATATCTTGTAAATTATGACAAACATTATTATTTCAAGTATAAGTGGGGCAACTCCTTTAAATATATATGTATCTGATGCATTTGGGGGGAATGAAAACTATCTGGGTCAAGTAACAACATTACCTTTGGTGGTTGATATAACATATGAATTACCTATTATATTTAATTCAGCTCCCCAAGTTACCATTATTATTGAGGATAGTGAAGGATGCAGAACAACAAAGAAATTAAATTGTTATATTAATTGTGATATTGTTTATAGTATAACTGATATTACATCAATTACTCCAACTCCAACTCCAACCCCATCTTCAACTCCAGGGTATATTCCAATTGCCTCATCAAATAATAAAATAACATTAACATCTATAATAGGAACTCCACCATTTGGTATTTATATATCAGACATAAATAGGAATTATGAAACTTATATTACAACAATAACAAATACTGGAATATTACCACTTACCATTGATGTCCCCAATAGATTTTCTGGGTCAAATCAAGTTATTGTTACCATAAAAGATATAAATTCTTGTAGTTATTTTAAAATAATAGATTGTTAAATGGCAACATATAAATTAATTGTAGTAAATATTGATCCAATATGTGAGAATAGCATAGAGAATGAGATAACAGGGGTTACTGCTTGTTCAAGGTATTTCTTACAATTAAATCCCTCATCTCACTCAAAAGGTCCATTTAATTTTTATATTGATACAATTGATAGTGAGCCAATATATAGCAATATAACAAGAGAGCAATTTTTGGCTGGAATAACTCTTGAGATTTTATGCACAACCCCAACTCCAACACCATCTATAACACCAACCCCAAGTATAACACCATCTATAACACAGACGCCAACAAAGACGCCAACACAGACGCCAACACCATCTGTAACATCAACAAACACTCCAACACCAACAAATACCCCAACAAAGACAAATACTCCAACACCAACCATAACTCCAACAGTTACCCCAACAACACCGGAAGAGTATGAGGCTTATTTATTTATTGAGCCAGTTAGTATGAATGTGGAGTTCAATTCTTGGATGTCATCTGGTGGTAGTTTATTTAGGGGATTTTCAAATGGTATTGCTCCATCAATAAGTGCAGCAACATTTAATGACCAGATTAATAGGTATATATCCTTTTCAGGTTGGGGAGCAAATGCACCACAAGTAAGAACAACAAAGATACGCCAAAATAGTGGTGGATTTGATGAATATGGTAATTTAATTCAAGCTTATTTATTCAAGACGCATGAAGTTCCAGCATATTTGACAACAGGTTATTCTTGGTATACTTGGGTTATACCAAATATGGACACAAATAGAAATCTTGTTAGCAACATTGGGGTTAATGAATATGGGGATTCAACATCATTAGTCCCGGTTAATACAAATTTATTATATGCAGAATTAACGGTAATATATAGTGGCTTCACAATTCCACAAAATTATTATCATATATATACAACATTTAGCAATACAAATTTCAGATTAAATAATGATAACAAAATATATTTTAAGGGAAATTCCTTAATACCAGATTTAAATGGTTGCAATTGTTTTGATGTTTATTTGGATCCGTCAACCCCATCAGTATTATCTTGTTATGATGTTTGTAGGGAGGTTGCAAATACCAGAATATGTGGAAAAACAACAACATTTAATGGTGCAAATGGTCAGAAATATTATATTGATTTTCAATCATGTATAAACAATGACGATAGCAGTTGGAATGGGGCAAAGAATTTTAGCATAAACGGATATTGCTATTCAACTGATTCAGTTGGGGTTATTACTGGTTCAACAATATGCCCATCACCAACTCCAACACCAACAAATACATTAACACCAACACCAACTATAACTATGACTCAAACTAAAACCCCTACCCCAACAAGGACAATTACTCCTACTAACACAAAGACGCCAACAAATACAGCAACTCCTACACCAACAAACACATTAACTCCAACACCAACTCCTACACCAATTTAATTTCAACACCAACAAATAGAATAACATTTACAACCATTTAAGTTATGGTTAAAATGTAATTTTATATATTTATAAAAAATAATAAATTAGTTAATGAGTTTTAATTATAAAAATCCTAAATCATCAGTTGTACTATCTGGGCCAAATTCAGTTAGGACAGATTCAAATACCGGAAGCAATTTTAGTTCATTCCAAGTTGGTGGTTTTTACGAGGTTTTTAAATTAAGTGATTTAAATTTTAACATACCAAGTGGTGCAACAGGGACAATATTATATTCAGGAAATACCATTCCCATTGATTTTAGTTATAATGCACCAAACAATTTTCCAAATGTAGTCAATTTATATTCAGATGGGATTTCTTCTGGAAGGAGAAAACTTGGTATGATTGCTTATGTTTATGAGAATAATAAGACATATCAATACCAAATACCAAACTATGAAACATTATTTAATAATGCTATAAATGTTGGTTCTGTTGTAAATATTGATTTTGGTTATCAGATATATGATAATACAGATGAAGGTAAATTATTGTTAAATGCTTGGACAGGGTCAACCATTGAAGGCATAAGTGGAGTAACAAGAGGGGATGCAAGATGGGTTGAGTTCAATCCAGAGATTTATATCACAGGTGGAACATATAGTTCAGGAGATACCACATTATATTTATATGATAGTTCAGGGAATACAATACCAATATCAGGGTTTAGCATTAGTATTAGTGGGGGAACAACGGGGACATCTGGAACAAGTGGTACATCTGGTGGTTTAGCAGGAACATCTGGAACAAGTGGCTCATCTGGTGATCCATTAACTGAATTAGAAATAACAGGAGTTCAGAATAATTCTAATAGAACATTTACAATATCTGAATCTGTTGATATAAGTAATCATTTATTTTTTTATAATGGGCAATTGCAACAATATGGTGTAGATTATACCATATTATCAGGCACAACTTTAGTAATTGATAATGCTAATCCGCCACCAACACCAAATTGTATATTAAAGATATATGGTAGTGTTGTTATTGGTTTTAATGGAACATCTGGAACATCTGGAACAAGTGGTTCAAGTGGTTCATCTGGAACAAGTGGTTCATCTGGTAATCCATTAACTGAATTAGAAATAACAGGAGTTCAGAATAATTCTAATAGAACATTTACAATATCTGAATCTGTTGATATAGGTAATCATTTATTTTTTTATAATGGGCAATTGCAACAATATGATGTAGATTATACCATATTGTCAGGTACAACTTTAGTAATCAATAATGCTAATCCACCACCAACACCAAATTGTATATTAAAGATATATGGTGGTGTTGTTATTGGTGTTAATGGTACATCAGGTACAAGTGGGAGTAATGGAACATCTGGAACAAGTGGTTCATCTGGCAGTTCAGGAACATCAGGCACAGAGGGAACAAGTGGTTCATCTGGAAGCAGCGGAACATCAGGTATAGATGGGACAAGTGGTTCATCTGGAAGCAGCGGAACATCAGGTATAGATGGAACATCAGGCACGTCAGGAACAAGTGGTACGTCAGGTAGTAGTGGGTTACAAGGTATAAGTGCAGGTCAAGTTTATTATTTCAATGAAAGCCAAAATTCAGATGTTAATGGGTATAAAGCCCTATCAATTACTCCACTTGACACACCACAACAAAGTGTTGTTATATTAGTTCCAGGTAATTCAACAGGGACATTAGTTTCAGATTATATAACGCCTGAATTAGGTTTTTCTGTAATACCAGGTGGGACACAAAAATTTCATTTACATTTCTTAAAAACAAATCAAAATGATTTGATGGATGTTTATGTTGAGATACAATTGGCTAATTTTAGTGGACAAACAATTGGACCAATAATAACATCAAATGTTAGTCTTATAAATTGGTTAGATGGGTCAACACCAGTTGAGGCAAATGTTGATATAACTTTACCAACAACAACAATCAATCCAACTAATAGGATGATTGTTAGAATATATCTTAATAATCAACAAGGTTCATCAAAAAATGTTACATATTATACAGAAGGGAATAGTAATTATTCATTTGTTTTAACATCTACTGGTGCAATAGGAGGAACAAGTGGTATTTCAGGTTCTAGTGGCTCATCAGGGACAAGTGGTTCATCTGGGAGTAGCGGTACATCTGGAACAAGTGGTTCATCTGGAACAAGTGTAGCACTTTATTTACTTGAAGCATATGCAGACGTTGTTTATACTTTACCAGGTAGTTTTACTAATGATACTTGTAGATATAGTATTGTGAATAATAGTGTAAATGTATCAAGTGCATGGTTTAATACTTCAACTTATACCTTTACACCACTAAAAGCAGGTTATTGGGAAATTGCGGCTAGTTATGATGTCTATAGAAATGGAGAAGCTAATATGGGAATACAAAAAAATGGCAGTACTATAGGAATAGCGGGTTCAATATCTTCAATAATACAACAAGTAAGAAAAATTTTATATCTAAATGGCTCAACTGACTATGTAAATATTATTAATAATGGTTCTAATGCAAATGCAAGAACACAAGAAGTAACTAGGTCTTGGTTTCAAGCAATATGGTTAGGAGAATAATATTTAAAGATATAGAATACTATTTTTTATAAAGTAAGTGTTTTAGTATATATGTTTTTTTTATAAAGTATATAATAATTTTATATTTTAGGTTTTTTTTAAAACCTTAAAGTATTTATGTATAAGTAAAAAAATAATAATATGCCAACTAGATTAAATATTTATGGTCAGGCCATTTCAACAACGAAGAAAAGGCCGTGTATTGTTGCAACAACAGGTCATATAGTACTATCTGGAGCAACAACACCAACATCAATTGATGGGATTAATATTGATGTTAATGATAGAATACTGGTGTGGCAACAAAATTCGCCACAAAATAATGGAATATACAAATTAGAAACATCAGAATTATTAAGCCGTGATTATGATTTTAATATCAGTGACGATGTTTATACTGGTGTTGAGGTTTTGGTATTATCAGGATTAACATATTCTGGTAAAACATTTTATTTAACAACAACAGATGAGATAACAATTGGAAGTAGTTTATTAACATTTGATATTCTTGCTGGTCAAAATGGAACAAGCGGAAGTTCAGGAACAAGTGGTTCATCAGGAACAAGTGGCTCATCTGGAACAAGCGGAAGTTCAGGAACAAGTGGCTCATCTGGAACAAGTGGAAGTTCAGGAACAAGTGGCTCATCAGGAACAAGTGGAAGTTCAGGAACAAGTGGAAGTTCAGGAACAAGTGGTTCATCTGGAACAAGTGGCTCATCAGGAACAAGTGGAAGTTCAGGAACAAGTGGAAGTTCAGGTACAAGTGGTTCATCAGGTACAAGCGGAAGTTCAGGAACAAGTGGCTCATCAGGAACAAGTGGAAGTTCAGGAACAAGTGGAAGTTCAGGAACAAGTGGAAGTTCAGGTACAAGCGGAAGTTCAGGAACAAGTGGTTCATCAGGAACAAGTGGAAGTTCAGGAACAAGTGGAAGTTCAGGAACAAGTGGAAGTTCAGGAACAAGTGGTTCATCTGGAACAAGTGGAAGTTCAGGAACAAGTGGTTCATCAGGTACAAGCGGAAGTTCAGGAACAAGTGGTTCATCTGGAACAAGCGGTTCATCTGGAACAAGCGGAAGTTCAGGTACAAGTGGAAGTTCTGGAACAAGTGGAAGTTCAGGTACAAGCGGAAGTTCAGGAACAAGTGGTTCATCTGGAACAAGCGGTTCATCTGGAACAAGCGGAAGTTCAGGTACAAGTGGAAGTTCTGGAACAAGTGGAAGTTCAGGAACAAGTGGTTCATCAGGTACAAGTGGCTCATCTGGAACAAGCGGTTCATCAGGTACAAGTGGTTCATCTGGAACAAGCGGAAGTTCAGGAACAAGTGGAAGTTCAGGAACAAGTGGAAGTTCAGGAACAAGTGGAAGTTCAGGAACAAGTGGAAGTTCAGGAACAAGTGGCTCATCAGGTACAAGTGGCTCATCAGGTACAAGTGGCTCATCTGGAACAAGCGGAAGTTCAGGAACAAGTGGAAGTTCAGGAACAAGTGGAAGTTCAGGAACAAGTGGAAGTTCAGGAACAAGTGGCTCATCAGGTACAAGTGGCTCATCTGGAACAAGCGGAAGTTCAGGTACAAGTGGAAGTTCAGGAACAAGTGGAAGTTCAGGAACAAGTGGCTCATCAGGTACAAGCGGTTCATCAGGTACAAGCGGAAGTTCAGGAACAAGTGGCTCATCAGGAACAAGTGGCTCATCTGGAACAAGCGGAAGTTCAGGAACAAGCGGAAGTTCAGGTACAAGTGGAAGTTCAGGAACAAGTGGCTCATCTGGAACAAGTGGCTCATCTGGAACAAGCGGTTCATCAGGTACAAGTGGTTCATCTGGAACAAGCGGAAGTTCAGGAACAAGTGGTTCATCTGGAACAAGCGGAAGTTCAGGAACAAGTGGTTCATCTGGAACAAGCGGAAGTTCAGGAACAAGTGGTTCATCTGGAACAAGTGGTACTGATGGAACAAGTGGCTCATCTGGAACAAGTGGCTCATCTGGAACAAGTGGCTCATCTGGAACAAGCGGTTCATCAGGTACAAGCGGAAGTTCAGGAACAAGTGGTTCATCTGGAACAAGTGGTACTGATGGAACAAGTGGCTCATCTGGAACAAGTGGAAGTTCAGGAACAAGTGGCTCATCTGGAACAAGTGGCTCATCTGGAACAAGCGGTTCATCAGGTACAAGTGGTTCATCTGGAACAAGCGGAAGTTCAGGAACAAGTGGTTCATCTGGAACAAGTGGTACTGATGGAACAAGTGGCTCATCTGGAACAAGTGGAAGTTCAGGAACAAGTGGCTCATCTGGAACAAGCGGAAGTTCAGGAACAAGTGGAAGTTCAGGAACAAGTGGTTCATCTGGAACAAGCGGAAGTTCAGGTACAAGTGGAACAGCAGGAACAAGTGGAACAAGTCCATCAATAGTAGAATTATCTATTTCAGGTGCAACAAATGGGTCAAATAGAACATTTACCATTTCTCAAGAAATTGACCAAGAGGCTAGTTTATTCTTTGTTAATGGTCAATTACAACAATATGGTGATGATTATACCATTGCTGGAAATCAATTAACAATTGACTCAGAAAACCCAGCACCAACATCAACATACATATTAAAATTATTTGGCGGTGGTATTCTTTTTGGTATCAATGGAACAAGTGGAACATCAGCCTTTATTACCTCATCAGCATCAACACCATCACCAATAGATGCAAATTCAATGTGTTTTTGGTTTGACACAGTAAATTTAGAGCCAATGGTTTCTTATTGTGGGTATAGTGGAGCAGCTTCATGGTCAGCAGGGGGTGCATTGATAACAGGAAACCAGCAATTTGCAGGAGCAGGAACACAGAATGAAGGACTTGTATTTGGAGGTACTGGTCCTGTATCTTGCACTGAAGAATATAATGGCACATCTTGGTCAACAGGTGGTGCATTAGCAACAGCAAGATGTGGTTTAGCAGGAGCAGGAACACAAAATGTAGGACTTGCTTTTGGTGGACATAGTTCATATGGTTCTTGCACAGAAGAATATAATGGTACATCTTGGTCAGCAGGAGGTGCATTAGCAACAGCAAGACGATTTTTAGCAGGAGCAGGAACACAGAATGCAGCGCTTGCAGCAGGAGGTACTTATCCAATAACGTCTTGCACAGAAGAATACAATGGTACATCTTGGTCAGAAGGAGGTGCATTAGCAACAGCAAGATGTGGTTTAGCAGGAGCAGGATCACAGAATGCAGGACTTGCATTTGGAGGTAATGGTCCTTTATCTTGCACAGAAGAATATAATGGTACATCTTGGTCAGCAGGTGGTGTATTAATAGTTGCAAGAAGATTATTAGCAGGAGCAGGAACACAAAACGCAGGACTTGCATTTGGAGGAACTCCATCAGGATCTTGCACAGAAGAATACAATGGCACATTATGGTCAGCAGGAGGTGCACTGATAACAGGAAGACAAAATTTGGCTGGAGCAGGAATACAGAATGCAGCGCTTGCAGCAGGAGGTGGTTATGGATCATTAACTTGCACCGAAGAATACTCAGCACCAATAGTTTTGATTGATAGTTCAGGTACAGGAACACCAGGTGCAAGTGGAAGTTCAGGAACAAGTGGTGCAGCAGGAAGTAGTGGCACATCAGGTGCATCTGGAACAAGTGGTTCGTCTGGAACAAGTGGTTCTAATGCTGGAATAACATCATATACAAACCCAGTTGATAATAGGGTATTAACCTCAGTATCATCAACGTCAATAAATGCTGAAGCCAACTTAACTTTTGATGGTAGTGTTTTAACTGTTACAGGAACTATAACAGAAACATCAACAGAAAAAGTAAAAGAAAATATAGAAGAAATTAGTAATCCTTTAGAGATTGTGAAAAAATTAAGAGGAGTAGAATATAACAAAATAGGTAATTCTATAAAAGAAATTGGTTTAATTGCAGAGGAAGTAGATAAAGTGCTACCACAAGTGGTAATAAAAGATTATGAAGGTAAACCAGCATCTGTCTCATATTCAAGAATAACAGCAATATTAATTGAAGCAATAAAAATACAGAATAAACAAATTGAAAATTTAACAAAAAGGATTGAAGTATTAGAAAAATAATACTATATTTATATTAAATCAAAAAAACATGAAAAAGTATTATCAAGTAGAAAATTATGGACATGGGTTTATTACCCACCAAGAAAATGAAACTGCACATATTGCTGGTTATCCTGGCAACATTTGGGTTACAGAAAACACAACATGGGCACAAAGAGTGAGTGCTGTTGAAAAGACAAAAGAGCAGGCTCAAGTAATTGTTGATGCTGCTGTTGCATCTTCATATACACCACCTAATAGCACAACTCCACCACCAATAATTTTACCTTAAAAAAAAAGTACATGAATAAAGAATTGCAAATCACAGAAGATTTAAGAGAAATTATTAGTGTTTTAAATGATGAGGACGCACAAACCATTTTATCATTAAAAGATGAATTAATGGATAATTGGCAAAAAAAACAAATATTTAGAACTGAAACCGAAATGAGAGTTTCGGTTCTAAATGATGCCAAACATCCAACAAATGCTTCAAAGTATTGGCAATCAGTTAGGGAAATGTCAGCACATTTTGATGCCTTAATGAATTTAAGTTTTGATTTAAGAAAAAACACAGTTGATAAATTAAGACTTGATAAGAAGGTTCAAGATTTGTTAGAGGATGAAGAACTTAATAGATTTGATATTATGGAAGCAAACATTGATTTGGACCGCAACATCTATGATAGAAATTGTATGTTGCAAGTTTCCAAGGATAGAGTTAGAGAGTTAAGTACGTGGAGTAAGATTAAATCTGAATTAGACAACGAAACTTTTGACACTAAAAATGTTAATACTCATCAAGCAGAATCGCTTCACAGGTATTTTGAGAATAGGGTTAAATCATTAAATGATGCATCAGCTCCAGGAGAAATAATGAATGCTATGGGTCCATATTTATCATTCAATAGAATGAAGAATGAGGAAGGTACATTATTAAATTTTTTAGGAGAAGTTCCAGAAGACAAGAAGAAATTAAATTAATTTATGACTAATTTTATTTACACAAAAAACAATGCACTATCAGGAAATGTTTGCCTTAATTTAATAAAGGCTTTTGAAGAATCTGATTTAAAACAACCAGGTGTTCTTTATGGCCCAGAGGGTATTTCATCTGATAGTGATAAGAAATCAACCGACATCACATTTGATCCCTCTTTTATGAATAAAGAACCTTGGTCTTTATTATTGGAGGATGTTATTGTTTCAGTTAAAACTGGTGTGTTAGATTATTTAAATAGGCATTCAACTGCAATGTCAAAAATGGATCCTATTGATTTATATACATATTTTAATATGCAAAAATATGAACCAAATGAAGGGTTTTTTGGTTGGCATTGTGAGAGAGCTGGTATAAAGCATTCTGACAGATTATTGGTTTGGATGGTTTATTTAAATACTTTGACAGATAGAGGTGAAACTGAATTTTTTTATCAGCAACACTTTGAAAGACCAGAGAGAGGGAAACTTGTCATTTGGCCATCAGATTGGTCTCATTTGCATAGAGGTGTTCCATCACCTACTGAAACTAAATACATCCTAACTGGGTGGTTCACACATATAAAGAATTAATTTATGGATTTTTCTATACATGAGGAGACATGGTTTTCCACACCTATATGGGAGGCAGAAGTTAAGAACATTGATAATAATGAAATAAAGGATTATTGTTTGTGGTTAAGGGATAACACAAAAGGTGCATTCATCTCAAATAGAGGTGGTTGGCATAGTAGTGAGATTGTTTTACCATTACCAAATGAATTAATGTCATTATTTAATAATCTTGAATTATTTGCTAATGAACAATGCTACAAACATCTAGGTGTGGGAAACTTAAAATTGGGTAATTTTTGGGTTAACATAAACACCAATGGGTCATACAATCTTTTGCATGACCATCAAAATAGTATATTATCTGGTGTATATTATGTTTCTGTTCCATATGATAATATGGGAGACTTGGTATTACATAGAGGTGATACAGCAGAATATTTTTTGAAGTCAGATGTTGAGAGGGTTAGCACAAAGACAAATTCTTTTGTTGCAGTAAAGAAGCCCATTGAATCTTTATTTTACATTTTTCCTAGTTGGGTTAGACATCATGTTGAATCAAACTATTCAGATGGTGAGAGAATATCAATTGCATTTAATTTTATACAAGACAAGAAGAAAATATGAAAGCACAAGTATTTGCAATATTCCCAACACCTTTATATGTGGCAAATTATGAGGGTGATTTAAAAGAGGTTATTGAATATTTTGATAGGAATGAAATGCAAGACACCAAAGCAGGGTATGGTATGATTTCAAACAATAGTTATATATTGGATAATCCAATATGTGATGAGGTGAATAAGTTTTTTATGGAATCCTTTAAAGATTTTGCAACAAATGTAATGAGATATAGATATGAGGATTTGCAATTTGCACAATCCTGGTTGACATATAAAGCACCAAAACAATTCCATAAAGCACATACCCATCCAAACACCTTATTGGCTGGTGTTTTTTATTATGATGCACAAGAGGATGATGCTGCCATTTGTTTTTCAAAAGATGTTAAATCATTTAATAGATCATACTTTGAGCCATCATTACTAGATGATTATCAAAATCATTCATTCTCACAAGAGGAGATATATTATAAACCAAAGAAAAATGATTTTTTAATATTCCCCTCTTGGTTAACACATGGTGTTCCACCAAACAATACAAATAGGGTGAGAAAAGCATTAGGTGTCAATGCTTTAACAAAAGGCACATTAGGTGATAAAGAAACCATTTCAGAAATTATATTTGGAAGATACAAATGAAACAAAAGATATTTTTTAATTCAACGTTACCAAGGAGTGGTAGCACTTTATTACAAAACATAATGGGACAAAATCCTGAATTTCATGTAACACCAACATCAGGTCTAATTGATTTGATGTTAGGAGCAAGAATAGGATACAATCAAAACCATGAATCAAAGGCTGGTGATACAGAAATGTGGAAAGAGGGTTTCTATAATTTCTGTAAAGAAGGTATAAAAGCATATGTTTCATCACAAACATCAAAACCATATTATTTGGATAAGAATAGGGTATGGGCGTTTTATTATAACCTATTATCAAATGTGGTAGAAAATCCAAAAGTAATATATATGGTTAGGGATTTACCATCCATATTTGCATCAATGGAGAAGAAGTTTAGAATGAATCCTGATAAAGATGATGGCACAATGGATAATATCAAAATGAAAGGGACAACAACACATAAGAGAGTTGAACTATGGGCGCAAACAGTTCCTGTAGGTTATTCATTGGAAAAATTACAACAAACATTATTGGATGGTACAGCAAAGAACTTTCTATTCATTAAATATGAAGACCTATGCAGTAATCCAGAAATGGTGATGAGAAACATTTATAAATATTTAGAAGTAGATGATTTCAAACATAATTTTCAACATATAAGTCAAGTCACAGTAGAAAATGATGCAATACATGGGATATATGGTGATCATATTATAAGGAATAGTTTGAATATGTTACCAAATGATTCAAAAAATGTGCTAGGTCAATATACAGTTGATTCCATAAAGACATCCTATAAGTGGTACAATGATTTCTTTGGGTATAAATAAAGTTAGGAGATGATATTTATAATAAAAAAAGAATATGGCAAAATTACAAAGTACAGAAATAATAGGAGTTGCAAATAGACCTGCAACAATATGTTCAAATACGATGTGCATTTGGTTTGATACAGTTAATTTAAAACCAGTCATTTCATATTGTGGATATAGTCCTCCTTGGTCAGTAGGTGGCGCAATGATAACAGCAAGATGTGGTTTAGCAGGAGCAGGAACGCAAGATGCAGGTCTTGTGTTTGGAGGCTTTGCTAGTTTTTCTCCAAAATCTTGTACAGAAGAATACGATGGTGCATCTTGGTCAGCAGGTGGTGCATTATCAATAGCAAGACTTGGTTTAGCAGGAGCAGGAACACAGAATGAAGGACTTGCTTTTGGGGGAGGCGCTAGTTATTCTCCAATATCTTGTACAGAAGAATATAATGGCACATCGTGGTCATCAGGCGGTGCATTGATAGAAGCAAGGAGTTCTTTAGCAGGAGTAGGAACACAAAATGCAGGACTTGCATTAGGAGGTTATGCTAGTTATTCTCCATCATCTTGCACAGAAGAATATGATGGTACAACTTGGGCAACAGGAGGTGCATTGATAGAAGCAAGGAGTTCTTTAGCAGGAGCAGGAACACAGAATGCAGGACTTGCTTTTGGAGGAACTCCATCAGGATCTTGCACAGAAGAATACAATGGTACATCTTGGTCAGCAGGAGGTGCGTTGATAACAGCAAAATGTGGCTTAGCAGGAGCAGGAACACAGAATGCAGGACTTGCTTTTGGTGGTAACTCTTTTGCTGTGCCTGATACACAAGAATATAACGGCAGTTCTTGGGTGGCAGGCGGCAAATTATTATCAGTGAGATGTTCTTTAGCAGGAGCAGGGACGCAAAGTGCAGGACTTGCTATGGGTGGGTATAATGGTTCATGTGTTTCTTGTACAGAAGAATACATTAAAACAATCGCAATAATAGATTCAATACGATAATATGGCAAAATTACAAAGTACAGAAATAATAGGAGTTGCAAATAGACCAGCAGTAATATGCGCTGATACTGTATGTTTATGGTTTAATACAACAATTAAACAGTTAGTTTTCTCATATTCCGGTTTTTCAGGATCCTGGTCGGCAGGGAATGCATTGATAACAGCAAGAGGTTATTTAGCAGGAGCAGGGACGCAGAATGCAGGACTTGCTATAGGCGGGTATAATGGTAGTATTCTTTCTTGCACGGAAGAATACGATGGTACATCATGGTCAGCAGGCGGAGCATTATCAATAGCAAGATATCGGTTAGGAGGAGCAGGGACACAGAGTGTAGGACTTGTGTTTGGAGGCCGTAATCCGGGCGCTCTTTCTTGTACAGAAGAATACGATGGGACATCTTGGTTAGCAGGCGGAGCATTGATAATAGCGAGGTTTGGACCAGCAAGTGCAGGTACACAGGACGCAGGACTTGCATTTGGAGGTTTTGTAAATAATAGTAGTACCTGCACTGAAGAGTACAATGGTACATCTTGGTCAACAGGTGGCGCATTGATTAGTTCAAGACATAATTTAGCAGGAGCAGGAACACAGAATGCAGGACTTGCTTTTGGGGGAACATTTCCAAATGGTGATTGCACTGAAGAATACAACGGCACAACTTGGTTAACAGGTGGTGCATTGATAATAGGAAGAGAAGGTACAGGGACAGGAACACAGAATGAAGGACTTTTTATAGGAGGCATAGTAACAAATACTGGTGTTTCTTGTACAGAAGAATATGATGGCGCATCTTGGTCAGTAGGTGGGGCAATGATAGTAGCAAGGCACACACTAGCAGGTGCAGGAACACAAAGCGCAGGACTTGCTATAGGTGGGTATATGAATAATGGAGTTTCTTGTACAGAAGAGTACACTAAAACAATAACAATAGTAGATTCAATACGATAATATGGCAAAATTACAAAGTACAGAAATAATAGGAGTTGCAAATAGACCAGCAGTAATATGCACTGATACTGTATGTTTATGGTTTGATACAACAAATTTGAAATCAATGGCATCATATTGCACTTTTTTAGGATCCTGGTCTGCAGGAGGTGCATTGATAACAGCAAGACTTGGTTTAGCAGGAGCAGGAACACAGAATGAAGGACTTGCTTTTGGAGGATATTGTAATGAAGGTTTATCATGTACAGAAGAATATAATGGCACAAGTTGGTCAGCAGGGGGTGCATTAATAACAGCAAGACATTTTTTAGCAGGAGCAGGAACAGAAAACGCAGGACTTGCTTTTGGTGGTAGTTATTCAGGTTCATGTACCGAAGAATATAATGGTACGGCTTGGTCAGCAGGGGGTGCATTGATAGAAGCAAGGAGTTCTTTAGCAGGAGTAGGAACACAGAATGCAGGACTTGCTATGGGGGGCGGTGGTTATTCTCCAATATCTTGTACAGAAGAATATGATGGTATATCGTGGTCATCAGGCGGTGCATTGATAGAAGCAAGGAGTTCTTTAGCAGGAGTAGGAACACAAAATGCAGGACTTGCATTAGGAGGTGGTGGTTATGGACCAACATCTTATACAGAAGAATACAATGGCACAACTTGGACAACAGGAGGTGCATTGATAGAAGGAAGGGGTTCTTTAGCAGGAGCAGGCTCACAGAATGCAGGACTTGCTTTTGGTGGTGCTGCTAGTTATTCTCCAAAATCTTGTACAGAAGAATATAATGGCACATCTTGGTCATCACGCGGAGCATTATTAATAGCAAGGTGTTCTTTAGCAGGAGCAGGAACACAAAGCGTAGGGCTTGCTTTTGGAGGAACTCCATCAGGATCTTGTACAGAAGAATATGATGGAGATATTTTAATAATAAGAGACATTATTTTATAAATGTTTTAAAAATCATCATACACAATAGTAGATTGCGTCTTATAATTATAAAACCTATAAATAAAAAATTAATGGATTTAACAACAGAAAAAATTTTAGTATGGCACATTCAAGGTGGATTAGGAAAGAATGTTGCAGCTACATCATTACCAAAGACAATAAAAGAAATTTATCCAGATAGACAACTTATAATGGTTGTATCATATCCTGAAGTTTTTCTAAATAATCCTTATGTTGATAGGGTGTATCCATTAGGTAATTGCCCCTACTTTTACCAGGATTTTGTAGAGAACAAGGATACTCTTGTTTTTAGACATGAGCCGTATCATCAAACGGGTCATATACATAAGGAGAAGCATCTGGTAAGTAACTGGTGTGATTTGCTTAATATAGAGTATAGCAATCAGATACCCCAACTTTTCCCAAATTACGCAGAGAAGGTTAATGCAAAGAAATGGTTTAGGGATAAACCAGTGGTGGTATTACAAACATCTGGTGGTGATTTAGAATCAAAGAATATATATTCTTGGTGTAGGGATATGCCACAAGATATTGCACAATTGATTGTTGACAAGTACAAGGACAGCCACCATATATTCCATATAACAAGGAAAGGTGGTTATGTTTTGAATGATACAGAGAGGCTTGATGTTAAGTTATCTAATATGGAGTTGTTTAGTATATTGACAGTTTCGTCCAAGAGATTTTTAATAGATTCTTCTTTGCAACATGCGGCAGTTGCTATTAATTTGCGGTCAACTGTGTTTTGGATTGGAACATCACCCAAGGTTTTTGGGTATGACTTGCACAATAATATTGTTGCAAATCAGCCCAAAAACAAGAACCAATTAATTGGTTCATACTTGTTTGACTATCAGTTTGATTTTAATGTACATGAGTGTCCGTATAGCACATTGGATGAAATGTTTGATATGGATTTTGTTATATCAAATATTTAAATTTGTATGCTGTTTCAAATTAAGTATAACATCTTCGGGTGTTATACTTTTTTGGCATTCGTGTTGTCTGGATGTTCCTTTATGTATTGGGCACCAGTTCCAATCTCCTTTATCAAATTTGAAGTTTGGGTTTGTCCAACAAGAGTTGCATACATTATGATTATATATTCTTGTTGTATTTGTTGTGAATTCATGATTTAAATCAGTGAAATTGTTAATCATAACCACATGTTTATTAATTGCCCAACTTAACCAACTCAAGCCACTTCCCAGACCAATGAATATTTCAGAATGGTGAATATAATTCATAATGTTATTTATGTCATAATTGTTTGGAGTTATGGCATTTTTGATATTATTTCCTTCTTTTGAAATGTTTATAACGGTATATCCTTTGCTATTTAAAAATTCTGTTAGTTCATCCCATCCATTTGGGTATAGCCAGAATTTTAAGGCTGATGTGGAGTGGGTTGCAATTGTTATGTATTTTTCTTTTATGGGTCTTTTCTTTGGTATGAAATCAATGGTTGGTTTTATTTCGGTATAATCTAGGCCAAGGATATTTGTTGCTGTCATTTGTAATGGTATTATATTTGGTAATATTGGTTCCATTTGATTATTATAGAACCAACCAAGGGTATATTTTGCATGTATATTTTGGGCAACTTGACCAGGTATAATGAACTCAATGTTTGGATATGTTTTTTCAAAGAAGTTATTCCAGAAGGTTGATGCAACAACCTTGCAATTATGTTTTTTTGAGAATTCATCAATGTAAGGCATCCATGCAACGGAATCACCAAGAGATTTTGAATCAATGGCAATATAAACCCTTTTATTGGTTAAATCCATATTAAAGACATGTTTCCCTTTTTGGTTGCTAACAGTGATTTCCCAATCAACAAAATATTTTATGGATGATTTTGTCCAATTGTTTCTCCCAATATTTGATTTGTATTCAATTTTGTTTGTTTTTTTATTTTTGAATGTAATATCATATCTTATGTTTGGACCACCAGTTATTTCAACAAATGGACCATCAATAAAATTAATATTAATATTTGGTTCAATATCAGTTGTTTTTAATTCATATATGTCAAAACTTGAAAATTGGTTATGAACACCTTCCAAGTCTGTTGTTACTTTATCAGTTAAGCATTTTTCAACAACATTAAACTTATAATCTTTGATTAAATCATACATTTTTTCCTCAAACTTCTTGAAGTTGATATAAAATATTAATTTTGTTTTGTAATAGTTAAATAACTCCAATAATGGGGTTATGTTGCCAGAAAAGAAATTGGTTTTATATCCATCATTTTTATCTATGTTATTATTGTAATATAAAATTAAATCCTTTGAATTAAGCTGTTTATAATTATCATTTAATGTGTCAGAATATATTAATGTATCATAATTTACAATATGTATTTTCTTTTTGTTTAATTTATCTGCAAAGTTGACACCCTGCTTTATTAAGTTATAAACTCCAAAACTATGTTCAAAAGGCATTGAAGTACTTGTTTTTTCCCCTTTTGCATTTATCTTCCAATATTCAAATATAACATTATGTTCTTCATATTCATCTTTATCCAATAATTGATTATCTTTTGAATATAATACATAATCACATAATGATTGGGTTTCTTCATCAACTGGTTTATTGCATGATAATATGATTTCTGTATTGATGGTTGACAAACATCTTTTTAGCATATTTTTTCTAAATAAGTTATTTGTGTGAGCCAATACAATGGTTACTTCATCTTCATTTCTTTTTTTATCTTCATTCAATAGATTGATTAATAATTTCTTATTCTCTTCTGGGTTATCTGTGGAATATACTGCCTTATTATCATAATAATTTTCATATGTATGTAAGTTTTTTGTTATAATTTTAAGACCAAAGGATGATGCTTCTTTTAATGATAAGGGATTCAATTCATATATTGATGGGAAATAGAATAAATCAGACGCTTCATAATAATTCAATGGGTTTTCTTGTTCCCCGTGTATAACGCAATTCTTTGGTAAATCATCCAATATTGGTTTCCAATATTCATAGAAGTTTCCAGCCATATTTCCAACAAAATGAAATATTATTTTCTCATCTTGGCACAATCTAGCGACTTCAATTATTTCCTTTTGGTTTTTACCTTGTGTAAATAATCCAACATGTAGGACATGTTTATAAGAGGGGTCAAATCCAAGGAGTTCTTGTTTTTGCTTTTTCTTTGGTATTTTCTTTGGAATGTGGTATTCCCATATGGTTAATGGAACTCCTGTTTTTACAAATTGCTTCTTGCTCCATTCTGATACTAAGATATATTTATCTGGATGAAATTTTATATCATTTGGATTTGTCCATGATCCATGTGTGGTGACAAATATCTTATAACCTTGGTCACGTTGAAATATCTTGAAAAGGATATCATCTGACAAATTGAATTCAGGTACTTCTTGAAAATGAATAATGTCAGGACTAATGTTATTTATGTGTGTTAATATTTCAGATTTATCATCCCCAAGTGTAATAACATTTACAAGTTCTTTAATCTTATTCTTTTGTACAACATAATCACCGCTTACATTTGCTATTTCAATGACATAAATATTATATACAGGAAGAAATTCTTCAATTTGTTTGAGAAGATATTGCGGTAAACCCCCAGTTGATAAATGCGGTGTTACAAATAATAATTTTTCTTTCATTTTTTTATTTTTTTATTTTTAAAATAATATAATTTTCATACAAATCAATATTTTAATATGTAAAATTATTAATTTTAATTTATATTTTTATATGGATATTATACATTACTTAATATTTATATCTTAAATACTATTTTACATGACAAATATAAGTGTTAACATTTTTGGTATAACTGGGCAAAGCCCTTATGATATTTATATTTGTCAACCATCTATAAATGATTGTATTTATATAAATACCATTTCTGGAACCACATATTCTTTTGATTTACCAAAACCAATAGATAATAATATCCAATACCTTGTTAAGATTATTGATAATAATAATAGATTAATAACAAGTGTGGTAAATGTTTCAAACAACTAATTTAATATGGGGGTAACTTTATTCAAAGATTGTGCGGGGGATTATAAGTTTAGATTTAATTTGAAGGCTGTAAATCCAAATGTAGGGGATGTTTTTAGTATAGATGGCATTTATTTTAGTGGATTTGCAAGTGTTATTGAATATGCTGAAATTGGTGATTTGTTTGATTCAGATGGTACATTATTTGTTCAACAGAGGCAGTGTCCAGAAGTGATTGAGGAAATTCAAGAGGTTTTTGTGCATAAAATAATTGAGGAGGTTGAAGAGATTATTGAACCAGAAGTGGTTGAGGAAGTTCAAGAGGTTGTTGAGCCAGAAGTGATTGAGGAAGTTCAAGAGATTTTTGTGTATAAAATAATTGAGGAAGTTGAAGAGATTGTTGAACCTGAAGTAATTGAGGAAATTCAAGAGGTTTTTGTGCATGAAATAATTGAGGAAGTTGAAGAGGTTGTTGAGCCAGAAGTGGTTGAGGTATTCCAAGTGCCTTTTAACCCCGGTGTATCCCCAGGTGATGCCATACAAGATTTTTGTGTATCGCCAACTTATTCTATTTTGGGTACAAATGTTGGTAATTTTTCTGTTGCTGATGTTTTATATGATGATTATGTTTATTATACTGGTGAAACAAGTGGTGTCATTTATTTTAATACAGATTTGGAACAATGGTGTTTAAGTGGTTCTTTGGGTGGTTCTTGTTTATTAACTGGTAAATCACCTTGTTATGGGGAACTTAATCCTGATTTATATGAGGGTATTGTGTTTAGTGGAAATTGTCCAACACCAACCCCAAGCCCAGCATCTTGTGATATTGTTGATTTTTCTGCATATTTTAATTGTGAGTTATCTGCTTCAACAACTCCAACCCCAACTATTACCCCAACTCCAACTATAACCCCAACAATGACAATAACACCATCTTCAACTGGGGGATTGGCAGTTAATGTGGGGATGTCAGCATATACTTATGCATATCCAAGTTCTACCCCATCAATGACCCCTTCTGTAACAGCAACAAATGATAGATTGATTGGTGGAAGTTTGAATTATGAGATGATGAGTAGAGTGTTTAGTTTTAAAGGTGTTAGGGTATTGGTTGATTGTAATACAAATGAGGAAGTGTATACAACACAAGATTTGATTTTAAGTGGGGTTCCAATTAAAGTGGGGGACATTATCAGAACATCAAACAATGGTGTCCAGAGGTGCTTCACATATGATAGGAATGAATCTACTGGTAGTTCAAATATTAGCATTCAAACAATATTGAATGTTTATACTGGAACAACGTGTTCAAGTTGTGCAATAACACCAACACCAACACCAACTATGACAATGACCCCAAGCGTAACAATTACACCAAGTATTACATTAACACCATCTCCAACATCAAATCTTTTACATGTATTTGAGAGTTGCATTCCTTTGGATGGAAATACAATTAATTCACAATTAATTCAGAATATTGGAATTGGTATTCCTATTGGTTTTGTTATTAAGGATTCTGATAATAATTGTTGGACATATTTGGGTGCATTTGATAAATCATATACTCCAGTTGGTAATATAAATTATTTCACATATACGGGAAATTATTTTGATACAAATGGGGGAACATTCATTGATTGTGTGAATTGTTTAAATAATTTGAGTTAAATATATTATATATGGCAGAAGATATTATTACAATATACCCATTAAGCGTTGATGTGAATGTTAAAAAAACATCTGGTATTGGTAGAAAGGATGGGTCGCTTGAAATATTAGTATCAGGTGGGTTAGGTGGGTATATTATAAATGTTAATGGTAAATTAAATACAGGAAATATATTAACAGGTCTGGCATCTGGAGATTATATTATATTGGTTAATAATCCAGATTCTGGTCAGAGCATTAGTTTAACAAAAATTATTGAGGATCCAGTTGAACCAACTTATTGTACAAGATTTTTCCCGTTTCGTAATTTTTTAAATGATACTGGTAACACAACTTGTGATTATATATGTTCATCAAGCACATTAAGTCTTACCTTTTTTGTATATGCAAGAGGTAATACATTTGGTGAATTAAATAGTACATTATATAGGGGGTCAAGTAGTGCAGATTCAAAATCAAAATGTGAGGCTGGAATTAATATTTGGCCATCAGGGGATACAAGTTATAGGAAATTAAAATATAATAATTTTTGCCATTCAATTAGTGATTTAGGTGTTGTTACAGGGAGAACAAAATGTTTAGATATTGTTACAGCATCTGGTGGTACTTGGGCAATAGAAAATTTGAAAGTAACAACATTTAGAGATGGGACAGATATACCATTTGTTGCATCAACAACAGACTTAAATAATATTTCAGGACCAGCATATACCTATTATAATTTCAATTCAGGGCTTGGGGATATTTATGGTTATCTATATAATTATGCTGCTATTACAGATGCAAGAAATTTGGCACCAAATGGATACCATATACCAACAAAAACTGAGTGGGATAATATATTTTTGGCATCAGAAATTAATGGTGTGAGTGGTGGTGGTAAATTAAAAGAACGCAATTTATGGTTTGAACCAAATTTGGGTGCAGAAGACTTATATAATTTCTCATTGGTTGGTGGTGGTGGTTTGATAAATAATAATTTCATAAATAATAAAATTAATGGATATTATTGGACAACTACCAATACTGGTTTTGCAAATAAAAATTATATTGGATTGTTTTCATATAATGAATTATCAATGAGTTATATTGAAAATGTTGGGTTGAATTCATTTTATTCTGTTAGATTAAAAAAAGATTAATATATGGCAATTAATGATTTGTGTTTGAATGTTTATTTTGAGAATGATATTATAGGTCCATATAATTTTCAATATAGTGGAATAACAAATGGCAAAAATTATTGGCATTCAACAGGAAGTTCAATGACAATAATTTGGAATTTAAGTAATAAATATTGGGAAGTTTTAAATTGGACAGGAGTTACAAATACAGCATTAAGAAGTGTAAATTCAAGTGATATACCAACAAGTGATTGGAAAATAAGGGGTGTTGCACCAAAGAATGATGTTTTGGTTACATATGGTGAATGTGATGGATATTCACCCATTTTATTAAGGTCAAAAATAACAAACAATAGTTGTGTTGGAAATTGTGATGGTGTTATTGTGGCATCATCTTTAGGGGGCATTAAGCCTTATGTATATTCAATAAATAATGGTCAAACATATTCAAGTTCACCAATTTTTAAGGGTATTTGTGAAGGCCAATATAATTTATATGTTTCAGGTCAAACAGGTGGTGTAGCTTCAATTGTTTCAAATGTTTCTTCAGAAAATGAATTATCAAGATATGAAATTAATTTATCAAATATTTCAGAGCAATTTATATCAGATGATACAATTCAAACAACATGGAAATTAAATATTAATCCAGAGTTAAAGGCTGGACATGTATTAACATTAACAATGAATGCAAATCTTGAAACTTCATTATACCAACCAGGTTCAGCAAGTACAAACAATATTATTTCAGTTTATAAAAATAATTCTTTGTTAACTCCAAACATAATATCAAATTCATTGGCAACAAACAGACCATATTGTTCGCCAAATTTGATTAATACCACATATTCAGCATTAACTTATTCAACAACAATAATTAGTGGAGATACATTAACAGGGACAACAACATCCATTATAAATAATAATGGTTATCAAGTGGATTCAAATGGTTGCTCAACAAAGGTGGAACAAAAAAATACAATAAGAATTGATTCAGCCAAGATAAATACTTGCAGATGTTGTGAGATAATATTTAATTCTCAAAATTATGTTGGAATAAATTCACATATTAAATAATTATATATAAAAGATAATGAGTTATATTTTAAAAAATACATCTGGAAAAATAATTACAAGAATAACTGATGTTGGTAGGAAGGCAATATCAAAGGGGTTGTTCAATATTTCTTATTTCCAAGTTGGAGATAGTGAGATTGATTATATTGGAGATAATATTACAAATAATAATGTATTAATGCCAGCTTTTTGCGAGCATAATGATAATGCTGGTGGGTATAATGTTAACAAACAAAATGTAAAATATCCCTACTTTCTAAATGGTGCAATTGGTACAACATATGGAATTCCATTTAATGAGTCAACAATAAAGGAATTTTATAATTTGGCAACAGATAAGGGATTTTTTGTTAGTGGAGTTACAACATATTCAGCCCAGACAACATCAGCATATACGGTTTCATCAAATTATATTGCAAGTATGCCAACAATAACTGGTCAAACAAGTTTATTGTTATCAGCAAATACATGTTCAGCAACAACTGGTGTTCCAAAAGTTGGTGATTTTCTTACCATTATTTTAGATGGTGTTGGGGATTGTGGTAGCATAAGAAATTCTTTTCCAATATTGACTTATAAGATTAGTGCATCAACAATAAGTGGTAGTAATTATATTGTTGGATTGGATAGAAACCTACCAATATATTCAGCAAAGACAAGTGGAGGTGAGATAGCAAGATGTTTAATTTATCCATCAGGGATGACTGCGTTATATGATAGTGTTACACCAATGCCAAATTGGTCAAATGATGTTTTTAATTATGAAACGATTTGTGATACATCAGCAACAGTAGATACAAGAGTTTGGAATATGAATATTCCTTGGTCGCAAACTGTGGCAGGAATAACAGGGGATACTTATGAGGATTATACAAAATATGGATCACAATCATATTTGGGAACAAAAGAATATTTGTATTCAAATTCTGGGCAAACATTATCAAGTGATAATGGTGCAGTTTATTATTATGATTCAAGATTGAATAAAATTATTGTTGAATCAAAAAATCAAAAAGCAGTTGCAGTAATTCATTATACAAATCAATCTATTGATAATGTTTATGGGGAAAAATTTGCAACAATGCCATTTGATGTTGCTGACCCAAAGGATACTAATGATTTGGCAAGAAAATTTAAATTAACAATTCCAACATTGATGTGGCATAAGTCTGATGGTTCAAGTATTGGGCAAAGTTTTTATATTGATCCCCCAAATGAACCAGGTAAATCTATTCCATATTATATCAAATCAACAAAGAATTCTGATATGAATCAGCCGGGCATTCGTTTCTTTAATTTATGGGATACAAATGAAAATTCAAAAAATGAGTTAAATAGAGTAGGAAGGGTTTTTCCTGATAGTAAAATTGTGGTTATTGATGATGATGAATTGGTTGCGGCATTGTCATATAAATCAAATAGGAATTGGACATTACCTGCACCAGAAGTTAGTTTAATAACACCAAATTTATTTGATACAGATACATCAAATGATATTGGTGTTTTGACTGGGGATGGAAAAACTTTATGGGTTACATATCGTTTGGATTCAACAGGGTTTACAAATTCATTACATTGCAATTATTATCAAAATATTGTTGGTCCTGATACTGGTTGTACAATAACAGCTCAGAATGTTGCGGTTAAATTTGGGGAAGAATTTCCATTTTTATATACAAATAATAGTTTGTCAGGTTTTTCAGCAAATGAAATTAAAATTTTGGCACAAAGAACAAATACAAATAGTTTGCCAGAACCAAACCAATGGAGAATAATTGATTTTACAAGCCAGATTGCTTCAACAAAAATAAATGGATATATCCCAGAATCAGGTTTAACTAAAACAACATTTGTTATTACAGAATCAAATTACACAGCTGCAACAATATATGATTTGGCAAAATTCATTGATGTTCCTTTAAATAGTCAACCAACAAAGTTAAATTTTGGGGATGAATATTATTTTTATGGAAACATTCAAACTGGAATTGTGGCAACAATATATGAAATGAAATATGCTGTTAATCTTGTTATAACACAATTTTCAACAACAACAAATCCAACTTATGTAACTGGTAAGAATAAGTATATTACTGAAATTGGACTTTACAATTCCAACAAAGAACTTATGGTTATATCAAAATTAAGTTCACCTATTGAGAGAGTTTTGGGGGATCAACAATTTAACATAAGTTTAGATTTTTAATGGTAAATAAAATAGATATTAATTCGCCCAAAGTATTGGGACTTGATGTGTCAACAAAGACAATTGGAATTGCTTTGTTTGATACTAATTCTGAAAAATTATTGGAATTAACACATTTGTCGCCAATTCCAAAATCAGAAATGAATTCAAAGATAGAAGAACTTATTGTTAAGTCAACTTTATTCAAATTAAAATTGGAAGATTATAAAAATCTTGGAATAACAAAAGTAATTATAGAAGAACCATTATTAACTTCAAACAATGTAAATACTGTTGGTATATTAATGAGGTTTAATACATTAGTTTGTAAAGAAGTTTTTGATGTATTGAATATTATGCCAGAATTTATTTCAACATACAATGCAAGAAAGTTTGCTTATCCAGAATTAACTCAAAAGAATAAAAACGGTAAAGAAGTTTTGTTTGGGGGGTTGGACAAATCAATGGATAAGAAAAAATTAATATTGGATTTGGTTGCAGTGAAAGAACCCCAAATCACTTGGCATTACGACAAGAAGGGAAATTTGAAAAAAGAAAATTTTGACCAAACTGATGCTTATACAGCAGTCCTTGGATATATGAAGATGAAAAACATTTGGTAATTCGCAAATTCTTACATATATTTGCGAAATGGAGAATCAAGATAAAGAAATAGAAGTTATATTGGGTTTGATAAGTGATGTGATTGGTGAACCAGTCAAATCATTTACCACAAAACACCAATACACATATAATTGCCCCCTTTGCGATGAAGGGGAGAATAAAGGCAATCTTGAAGTATCACTATTAAAACATTTATATCATTGTTGGAGCTGTGGTGATGATTCTGAAAAGACACATGGTCCACTTGGCAAGTTATTTGATGTATTTGGCACAAAGAAGCAAAAGAGATTATATGATTTGGTTAAACCTGAGAACTTAAAGGTTAATGATATTTTTTATCCAAAATTAAGATTACCAGAGGGGTTTGTTACCTTTGAAGATTCTCATCCATTGCATATCCCTAGGAAAGAAGCAT